GGACTTGTTCTCGAAGGCCGCAAGCCATCCCGAGGCTGCGCTGGCCTATTGGGTTGCGTGCATCACGAACAACACCACGGCGGCCGGTTGTGAGTTGCGCGGCTTGCGGCTCAAGAACATCTTTCTACGGGACAAGGACGACATCTCGGAAATCTACATCCCGGAAGATGCCGTCAAAAACAACTCGCGGCCTCGCAAGATCGCTTTGAACCGTACGGCCCGGTGGGCAGTTGAGCAGTGCTACAAACGGGCGCTGGCGAATGGCTCGACTCATCCGGAGCACTACTTGTTTTCCTTTCGCCTCAACCGGGTGAAGAAAGGTCAGCGGGCATCTGTAGGAAATGCCAAGTATGACCCGGCGCGGCCGGCAACGCGGTGGTTTCTGCGCAAGAGCTGGGATAAGCTGCGCAAGGCCACAGGCTTTCAAAACCTCAACCCGCACGACCTCCGGCATCAGTGCATCACGCGCCTATTGGAAAACGGCGTGGAGCCGGAGACGGTGCGGGCCATTGCCGGCCATGTGACCGAGCAAATGATGCAGTATTACAGCCATCACCGCCGCCAGACCAAATACGACGCGGTGATGGCCATCGAACTCAACAAAAAGGACCGCATCAAACCTGGGCCGCGCATGGTGCGCAAGAGCGCATAAGCGAGGCACTCAACCCGGAAGGCGAGGCGGCCCTACTCCGCCTCGTCTTCCAATCCTGCGAAGTAGAACTCCATCATGGCGTTGAAGGCCACGGCGGCAAGTTGATGCTTGCGGGTGTGGAAGTGATCGTGTAGTAGGCCGGCCAGGTACTCGGAACCATGGTTCTGCGCGTGGTTAATGATGACTTCCGGGTCTGTCCGTGCCAAGGTTCCGCGCGACCTGTCTCCGGCTTTGGCGCGTTGGTGGAAGCTATCTTTCCCGTACTTGTCATTCCCATAGCTGCCAATGTCGTTCATCGCCTCAAGGAACTTGGCGTTGAGAAATTCATATTGTGTTGCGCTTGCTTCAAGCACAGTCCCGCTCATGCTCTCCCTTTCTTGGTGTGTATCGTACGAAACAAACCTACTTTCCTACTTGTACCGGCGCTCGTAGTAACCACGGTCGAAGAATGGGAACCACTCCACGCCAAAGCGCGTGATGACGCCGGCGGAGTCTTGCTTGATGCGCAACTCCAGAAAGCCCACGTGCGCGGCAATCTTTTTCTTGCGCATGAAAAGGCTCTGATCTTCCGTGCATCCGGCCTGTACGGAGTGGACCTCGCGCGGGAATCCGTACTCAAACTTGTGGTAGTGGCCAATGATGAGCACTTGCGGTTTCTCGCCGCCTTGATAGCTCTCCACGAGCTTCTGTGCCGTGTAGCTTGTGGCATAGGCCGAACCGCCCCCGGGATGCACCACGCGGGCCACAGCGGCCCCGGAGCCGCATCGCAGAGAAACGTCGGACTCCGCGTAACCCAGGTAGTGCAGATCGGCGCGGCCGGCATCCTTGGCGCGGTTCTCAAGGTAGCGGCCAATCTCAATGCCCTCGCGCTGGGCATACCAGCCCTCGTGATCGTCTCCGGCAATGAAATGCGTGGTGATGCCTTTGCGCACCGGGAACTTGTCAATCAGATAGTCAAGCTGATTGTCCATGCCGGGAGCGGTCAACAACTCAGTCTTGTTAAACCGGGCCTCACCGTCGATCCAATTGCCGGCGTTGAAAACGTGCTCGATGCCACGGCGTTCAAAGTGGTCATAGGCTGCGTTGAGCACGTCCAGGCGCGCGTACTTGCTGCACAGATGGTTGTCAGAGGTAACGCCGTAGACTTGCTCTTCGCCTGGCTTGGACTTGAGTTCAAAGTGGCCCGGCGCGAGGTTCACCGTGGAAGCCATCTCGAAGATGCCGCCCGGATGCTCTGCAATCAACACGCCGCGCTCTTTCATCTGGCCGATGGTCCGCTTGACGGTGCCGGCGGTGATTCCCATCATTCCCGCCAGATCGGCCACAGTCACCGGGGCGCGGCGGAGTTGCTTGCGAATCTCCGCGTCCACATCGACCGGGGCGGTCACTGGCTCATGCACGCCGCTCTGTCGATAGCGCATGACGGTGGTATTGTGCAGATTCAGCTTCGTGCCAATGGCCCGGTTAGAAAGTCCCTTGCCGGCCAGCTCTACAATCTTGCGCTGAGTGCTTACGGGTACGGCAGCCATTAGTGCCTCACAATCCCAACGATGTGATAGATAAATTCAACCGCCTTACCGGCAAAGGCGAGGATCATCACCGCGCCCGCGCCGATCCACGTAAAGCGCTCGATGCGAACGATGCGGCGCTCATGGTTTGCCTGGGTGGCTTCGATGCGTGGAATTCGGCCTTGCGCGTTCTCTCCGGTTTCATCTCCAAAGAGCTTTGTGTAGAACACGCGCAGATCAGTGCGGAGGCCCCGCACCTCCTCAGTTAGTTCGTGGATTGCTGTTGACTCAGTTTGCGACACGGGCGTCTCCCTATGTCCACTATGCCTACAAATGCAAAGGCCCCGCGAGTTAGCGAGGCCTTTGGGTTGCATTGAGTTGAGTTAGAAGCCAGCGCCTTGCAGGTTCGCCAATGCCTGGCGCGTCTGCTCTGCGCTTTCCGCCGTGGTGTCTCCGTAATGAACGGCGACGATCTGCGCGGCCTGATCCTGATTCAGATAAGGCATCACAGCGGCCAGCTTGACGGTGCTCTGTGCGGCCATCTGCGCCACGGCCGCCTTGCTAGAGATGCCCTGCACAAGCGCCAGAATGGTGTTGACCACGGTAGCTACCGCGTTGATGTCTGTCTGCGCTTTCTGCTGGCTAGAGGGGTTGGTGATCCTGGCCACAGAAAGCAGTTCGGTATTGACCTGTTGCTGGAAGGTGACCACGGCGGTCTGGAGTTGCGCGAGAACGGTTGCGTTGGGGTTGGCAAGATACGCCTTTGCCTGGGCCACGAGTACGTTGCTTGCAGCGTCAAAGCCCACCGTGGCAGCCGCAAAAATGGGCGCGGCGGCCGGGTCAAGCACGCTGGCCGTCGAGTCCACCACGGCAACGCCCGATTGAAGCGCCGGAGTCCAGTTCACGATATTCTGTGCCACGGTTGCGCCATTGCAACCGGCCATCGGCAGGGTACCCGTTACCAGGATTGCGCAAAGCATCAGCGCGCCCAGCTTGGCGGTGGAGTTGCTGAACCCGCCCTTGGGCAGTACGACCGCGATACCATGCGGCGCATCCGCGTCTTTGGCCAATATCGCAGCAACGCCGGCAACCACCACACCCGTCATTGCCACGTAAGGGCTGTAGTGCGCGGGGATGTACGTGGTCAACTGACTCACGAAGGTTGCGGCAATGCCAAGAATGCCGGCAATCGTGGTGAGCTTGCTGCCCGCGATACGTTCAATCCACACCGCCGCCATGCGTTCAAACAGAGCGGCCATCAGGTTATTCATAGGTTTCCTTTCGTTGTGGCGCTTGCGGCGCGGTTACTGTTTCACGGTGGATGGCACAGCGTGCCCGGTCCAAAGTTGGTACTCCGCCTCGCGGCGTGTCTTGAGCGCCGCACACTCCTTTGCGCCGGCGTGATCCCATTGCAGGAGTTGGAGGGCAGCCGCATCCGATTGCCCCGCGTTCAAGTCTTTGAGCAACGTGGAGCTTGCCAGCCGGCCCTGGCCCAGGTTGAACACGAAATCAACCAACGCATCGAACTGCCCTTGCGTGAGCGCGACCCGCGCCATGCGCGCAACAGCGCCCTCCGAGATGGCCACGTCGCGGCTCAGCATCACCGTGGCTTCCGCCTCAGTGATTCCGTTGGGATAGCTTTCGCCGGGCAACAGGCGGTGACCGTAGCCGATGGTGGGAATGCCGGCAACGTCAAGGTATCGGCTGCCACGGAAGCCCTCGGATTGTTTCAACAGCGCAAGCCCAGCCGCACTCAGTTGCATCGCTCAACCTCATCTAAACATCCCAGCGGCATGGACCCGCCGCCGGGAACCCTGTCTAGCCTGAGTGTGGCCCGGACTAGGGAATCCGGGCCACTTTGGAGGGGTGGCGGTTGTCACTCGATATCTAGCCTGTAATGTTGCTTAAAAAACCCGTTGACATAGAACCGACGAATTTATTGCGGCGATGGAGACGTTTGTGGCAGGCGAATTAGAGCTGGCGTAGAATTGAAAATTATGTGTTCCCGCCGCGAGGCCTGTAAGGGTCATTACAAAGGGAACGATGCTGATTTGATTCTGACCGGCAACACTGATCAGTATGGACTGATTGAACACACCGTCAACATAGAGATTGATATAGGCAAGAGCTCCACTGACTGTTGTCGTCTGATATACTTCAAGGTTTCCAAAGAGATTGAATGTATCATGTGCGGAGGCGGCCGTTGACGCGTTTGCACCTGCTGGTATATTTAACCCTGTAATAAGCACTCCAGGCAGAGTTGTTCCGGTTGTAGTGACCGCTGAAGTTGAACTAACCTTAGCGGTCACTATCCGCGAAGCCGTAGTTAATGCGCTGCCATCCGGAAAGAGCACCATGTTTGCGCTGAGGGTGCCCGTGGTAATGTTGCTGGCATTGAGGTTGGTCACCGCAACGTTCGCCGCGTTGAGCGTGCCGGTAGTAATCATGTCAGCGGTGATAGCCCCGGCGGCGATCTTTGAGGCTGTGACGGTGCCGTCCACAATCAAGTTGGCATCAGCCATCCGGCGCAAGTAGAAGCGATTCCAAAACGTCATGCTTCCAGATGTACCGCCATTGTTAACAAGCCAAACTCTGATGGATGCCGCACCCGATGGAGCTGGAGGCAATACGATAGATAGTTTAGGCGGGTTACCGTCGCTAAGCCCCGAACCGTTATAGGTGATAGTGTTGGTCTGATAGTCGGCAAGGTATCCATCGCCCAAAGATCGATAGCTTACCTGTACACACTTACTTCCAACATTATCGTTAGTTGCCCCATAGCACTCAAAATAGAATTGATCGCCGGGGTTACATGGAATTCCGCCCGCAATTGATACATACTGTCCAGCACCATTCCCAACAATTCCCCGAAATCCTTGGACGGGAGTAAGCGCGTAGACCGAACCCCAGCTTTGTAGTGCAGTTGCTTCATAGGAACCAGCCGCCCAAGCTGCCCCTTGTGGAGTAGACATGGAACTATTTGGGTTGGGAATCAAGTTGTCGAAGTTTGCGACTGTTAACGATGAAGTAGTTATCGCCCCAGCCGCTATCTGTGTCGCACCGATAGCCCCAGCCGCGATGCAACCTGCGGTAATGGTGTTCGCAGCGATGTCACTTGCGGTGATCGTATTCGCTGCAATCTGAGTCGTGGTGATCGTGTTAGCTGCTATCCTATCCCCCGTGATAGTTGCGGCGGCAATGTCTCCGGCCTGGATTGTCCCCGCCGCAATCTTCCCGGCAACCACGGCCCCGGCTGCCAGCTCACTCGCTGTGATGGCCCCGGCTGCTATCTGTGAGGCTGTGATGGTATCCGCTGCGATGGTTGCGGCGGTTACGGCCCCAGCCGCGAGTTGCGGCGTGCTAATGGCCCCGTTTGAAATCTGAGTTCCGGTGATCTGGCCCGTTAACTTGGCCGCACCTATCGCAGCAATCTGTGAATCCGATAGTTGCCCCGTCACCTGAGACGCGGCCACGCTGGCAATCTGCGCCGCTGTGAGCGTACCGCTTATGTCCGGGGCCGACACGGTAAGCGCCGTCCACGCACTGCCCGTGCTGCGGTAGAGCTGCCCGTCTGCCGTGTTCCACACTAAGCGCCCAGACGGATAGGTCGCGCTTGGCAACGTAGGGAGGCTAGACACCACAACGGGTGCCAACCCTACCGCCGTAATTGCCGCGTTCATTTTGTTCGTTGCGTCCGTGGCCGCCGCCGCGATTGCCGCCGTCTGCGCCGCCGCCGCCTGTGCATTCGAGATAACCGATTGCAAGGCCGTGCGCTGGGTTGCCACCTGTGCCCACAGGTTGGCCAGCGAGGTTTGTATGTTGGGCCACGGCCCGCTTGTGGTTCCATCTGGCCAGGTGGTTGCCCAGTTCGCCGGCGCACCGGCATTGATGAGCGCCGTACTGATTGCGGCGACCGCGTTGTCATAGAAGGTGCTCGATACGCTCCACGTTGAAGCCAACGTGTCCAGCGAAGTCTTCATGGCCAACTCAGCGGTGTATTGCGCCATGAGGTTTATCTTGTCCTGATTGGATAGATAGTTGACGTTCTCCGGGTCACTCCCAATCGTGGTGGTTGACGGTACTAAGCTGATCGAGCTTCCTGTTTCAGTCCAAGGGCTATTAGGCATACACACTCCTCACTGCGGCGTTGACAACGCTCATGGCGGCGGTTGGGCACACGGCGACGGTGTAAGATTTGGTGGTAGCGCCAACCGTGACCATATCGAAAAGGTAGTTAGCCGCCGCCGTTGGATCGGATCCGGTGAAGGCGACAACATTGAATGCGGACGGCGTTGGGTAATTGGTGGGCCATGTCCACGAGATGGTGAGCCATACGATTCCGGCCGTGGTGACACTGCCGTTTGAATTCACCGTGACGCCGGCGCTGGCCGTTGAGCTTGCCCCGCTTCCGCTTGTGTTGGTGGCGCTCTGCGAAAGGGTGACAATCGGCGGATCGGGATACGGCGTGATGTACGCCGGAATCAGGCTTTGGAGGCCGCCGGCCGCCACAGAGAGCACCGCGACAATCATGTACATGCCGGTGCGGAGCGTGGTGTCCGTCCACGTTGTGCCGGTTCCATCCCACAGTACGGCCGCCGTGTCCCACGGGTAATAGGCTTGGCTGTCCGCGTAGCGAATCTCATAGTGATCCGCGCCGGTGACGGCCGCCCAGGTGAGCACCGGCAAGCCGCTTGCATTGATCGCGCAACTAAAGCCGGTCACATTGGCGGGCACGTTGGTGGAGGCTTGCACGGTAATCAAGCCGGTAACCGGGCTGCCTAGCAAGTTTCCTTGCCAATCGAAGCCGGTCGCACTCACGTTGTACGTGGTTCCGATGGTGCCCGTGAATGTGCAGCTCTGCCCCTGGATGTTGCCCAGCGTGTTCCACGTTCCGCCGGAGGCTTGCACCTGCACCTGGGCACCCACGGCGGTGTTGTTGTTGCGCCAGCCAACGGAGACAACCGCCGAGTTGGATGAGCCGGTGAGGGTGCCATTCTGAAATTGCTCAGCCAACGTGAGGTCGGTGATGACCGGCGAGGAATCGGGCACGCCTACAATTTCGCCGTAGTTGGGAACTACGTCGGTGTAGATGATGGGGTTGTACTCCAATGCCCCGATGTCGAAAGCGAAGTCGCCGGATTTCTTGATGCTCACCACGCGGAAGAGCTTGGCTGGTTGAGCGCCGGCGCTTTGTCCGTACGCCCAGGCGCTGTCTTTCGAGGGCACGGCGGAGAATTGCCCCGAGATGGAAACAACCGCGCCCAATCCCGGCGTGATCGCAACGGAGACGACGCTCATGTTGTCAATCACGTTGGCGTCGTAGAGCGTGAGCACGCTGCCGGCGGCGAGGCTCCCCGTGCTACCTGCGAGCGTGATGGTTGAGCCTGAGTACCCGGTAACGATGTACTCCGTTCCGGAAGCTACCACGGCCTTGACGATGCGCCCGGCGGGCAACGCGGCCGTCATGGTGACGTTGATGCCAGAGACGGATTGCACCTGTACGGTTCCGCGTTGCACCACGGGATGCTGTACGCTCACCGTCCACCCGGCGGCGGTGGCAAAGGTTAAATCGGTGCGGTCAACGCTCAGCGTGTTGAGGGTTGAACCGGCTTGCACGCGGCCACCCACGGCCCATTGAACAACATCGGATTGCATTGCGATCACAGAGCCAAGTGAGCAACACACGGCCTCAACGGGCGCGCTGAATTGAATGGTGCGGAGCGTGAGCTTGGTGCTCATCAAATGGAAGTACGCCCAGCGCCAGGCCTGGTCGCGGCTTGTGCAACCGGTGAGTTTGGTGCGCGTGATCTTGGGTTGCAAGCCGCTGTTGATGTCCGCCGCTGTCATGACGGAGACGGGCAAGTCCATGCGGTAATTGCGGGCCGCGTCTGCGAAGTCAACCTCGATCAGCGTGCAACGATCATCGAGCGCAACCCATGCTTCGGTGAAGCTGTCTTTCTTGGTGTTGCCCACGGTGAAGAGCTGCACCGGATCACCGGGCGCGTCGAGGATCACGCTGTACCGCATTCCAAGCTGAATGATGGATGCGCGGCTCATGCCGCCGATGATGCCCAGCGCGTGCCACGCATCTCCTGCTTGATCAAAGGTGCCCGAGAAGATATGCCGGCGCGTCTGGCTGCCGTCCTGATTGGTCACAATCTGATCGTTGAATGCGGCCCACGCAACGAACGCGGGAACGTCGATCATGTTGGCGGCGATGCCCATGCCGTACAGCGGATTGGTGAGCATGTCATAAGCCACGATGGCTGGGTTGTCATGCCCATAGGCGGAGAGCTGCGCGGGGATCACGGTATCCGCGCCAATGTCATGGGTGATGGTGGCCATAAGCTGAATGCTTCCGCCGTTGAGCTGAGACGTGGCCAGGGCCTTGACGCCCACGAGGATCATGTTCGGGTAAGAGAGGTTCGACCAGAAAATCTCATTGATATTCCACAGCCAGCAATCGCACACGGTTTGTGAGCTGGTTGCATCGCTGTAGAAGATGTAATGGTTGTTATCCCACTCCCACGCCGTCTTTGTGATGCGCACGTCCCATTGGCCGGCGGTGAGGCCGTAGACGCTTACGGTGTCAAAGAATGCGGAGAAAGTGCAGTTCTCAACCACGCGGTAACCCTGCCACCAATTGGTGACCAGAGCTTGATTGAGGTTGGGGTCGCACGGCTGCCACTCACCCTTGAACGTGGCGGAGGTGTTTGAAGTGGAACCGTTCACGTTGATGGTGCTCACCGTTTCCGTGTTGCTCCACAGGTCGCCGGGCGTGTGCGTGCCATTGTCACTGGCGTAGACGATGCCTGAACCAGCAAAGCGATCGGTGGGCACCACAACCCACTTGGGCCAGGTCTGCGAACCGTCGCTGTGCGTGGTGGCAACGGTCTGTGTGTTGTTGGGGAAGAGTGGAGATGTCCAAGTGTTGGTGTTGTGCGGCGATACCTCAATCTTGTAAATCACCTTGAGCGGAACATCGTTGCCGTCGCCGGTGATGCGGTAGAGGCCCGAGGGGAACTTGACGGTGATGTCGAGGCCCTGCACGTTAGTGCCCGTGCCCTGCACCACGATAGAGCCGTTCGAGATGAGCATTTCAATCTCTTGCGGGTATCCGTTGGTTGTGCGGTCAAAGCCATCGATAGGCGGCTGATTGTTGGTGCCCAGGCGTACCTGATACGAGCAGTTACTAAAGACGGAAATCGGCTGTTGGTTGATGAGCACGTTGGAAACGTTCTTAGCCTGGCCCCAGCCGTAGCAGACAAGGCAGTTAATGTAAGCGTCGGTGCCGTCGAAGTTGACGTAAGACGAAATGACGTTTCCGCACCAGCCCATGGTGCCGTACGCCTTGGGAACGGGCACGCCGGGCTGTGCTAGGCCCTTAGGGCCGGTGGGATCGTAGGTTGAGGACCACGATGGAGAGCTGGGCTGTCCCGGTGAGAAGGCCCAGGAGATGAGCATACTTCCGCCCATGAGAGCGGCGGCTCCGATCAATCCGGCGGCGGTGCCCGACATGCCCATCATGGCCGCGAAGCCGGCAAAGCCCACGCCGACGCCGGTGAAGCACGCGACGAGCGTCAACAGGGCCACCATGGAAATCATTTCCCACACCCGGCCGCCGGCGGCGCGCGGGAAAAGCACTAACTCGTCTCCCGGTTCGACGGCTGTTGACCATAACTCCTCATCCGGAATCAGTGAACCGTTGCGGCTGCATTTGTAATCGTCCAGATGGATTTCGGCGCGGGTCACAAGCGCGGCGGCGCTCTCATTGTCGAGCGGAGCTATCTCGATCACGCGGCGCTCTTCCACGTGGAAGGGATTCAGATTTTCAATGATGCGAACGGGGCGGAGGCTCAGCGTGGCCGGTAGATCGGGCAACACGTACGGCGCGGGCGCGGCCTCGGCGATAGAGACAATCTGCGGATTTAGAGCGGGGATGAGTCCTGTTTCCATCGATAGAAGCCCTCTATTCGAGCTTTCCATGGAAACGAGTTATACCGCTCTTTTGCCACCCCCGCGCCCTCACGTGAATGCAGCATGTATCCATCTCCACAGACCACGCCGATATGCCAGCGCGGATTGAGTGAGCGAATCAGGATTGCATCTCCCGGTTGAGGATCGGTGACTAACTCCCAATCGGCAACCGCAAGCGCCACGGCGTCTACTTCGCTGGCGTACGCGGGCACCGGGAAGCCGAGACGGCGCTCAATCTCAAGAAAGAATCCGACGCAATCATAGGCATCCGGCCCACGTGCGTCCTCACGCCACGGCTTAGGTAGCAAGTCTGCCCACAGCGAATAAGGGATCGTCCTCAATTCTGCGCCGCCAGCACTGTGCCGTTGGTTCCGATGCCGGGGAATGCTCCGAAGCGTCCGGCGTTGTTATGCACCTGGCAACCGTTCGCGCCGTTGTACGTGCCATCGCAGTTAGTGAGCGGCCCGGTGTATCCACACCAGATGCTCTTGTAGTGCGAGACGTACATGCAGAAATTGGCGCGGTAAAGGAACTTGGGAAAGAGTTGGCGCAATGGCGAGGGAGCGGAGAGAGAGAACGTGACCAGCTCCGCCGTGCATACAGACTTCATCACGGTTGTGGAGACGGCCAGATCAGGCTCACCGGCCGGGTGCGCTGTGTTGTACACGTATACGTTCGCAATGGCCCCGGCAATGCCGCCGTACTGCTCAATGACGCCTTGCAGGATGCGCATGGTATTGGACGCCTTCAACACCATCGTGGGGAGTTGTCCAGAGCCTGGCTGCTCAGCGGAGAATTCAAAGTTGAAGGGCTGATAAGTCTGCACGCCGTTGCCGTCTCCGGCATCGAACTGGATCGGGTCAACGTTGCGCGCAAAGCGCATGTGTTGCCCGTTCCAAATGATGTCGAGCAGCAAGAGCCAAGCATCTCCGGAAGCCAGCACGAACTTATCGCGCTGGGCAGCAAGAGAGAGAACGGCCATGGGAGAGACGGCGGTGGGCACGGTTATACCTCCGTCAATTCGAGTTTGGCTCCGTACACTTTTACGCCGTTGCCCCAGCCGATGTCGGCAATTTCAGGCAGCGATGAGAAGCGCACAAGGCAGCCCAGCGGCTGCGATCCAACCATGCGGCCGTAGGGCGTGAGCGGGGTGAGCAAGCTACAGCCCACCGTGTCCCATGAGACTGAGGCGGAGCCGTCAAGCGTGATGGCCGAGGCGGTGGAGTTGGCAAGCGTGGCGAGGAGACTCACTTTGAAGCTGGCCGCACTGGCTGGCACGGTGAACTGATAGCCGTACGTCTGCCAGCCGACGCCGATGGTTGCCGCCGTGC